TCGCCAGTTGATGTACCATTAAGAACCTGATCAACTAATGGGTCACCACGCATAGCACGATTTACAACATAGGCAAGTTCTTCATAATACAAAGGAGAAGTTGACTGCACTACACCTGTATGGCTTTTAGAAGCTAACATCTTTTGTTTTGCGCCAATTCGGCTTTCGCTCAAGAAATTTTGAGTTACTGTATCTTCGTTAGAAAATTCATTTTTAATTGCTTCTGCAAATTTGCCAGAAGTTAGTTGATCTACATTTAAAGTTTGATTTCCAACCTTAACAGTTAAAGGATCACGTGAACCATAATAGCGTTTAGTATATTTTTCAATACGTCCGATTATGGCTGCTTGTTCTTTTTCGGCTAGACCCTTTTCGGCTACTACTTTATCTAATAATTTCCAAGCAGACTCAATGGTTTTATTGTGCTCAATAAGATTTGGAGTTAAAGTTGTAATATTTCCAAGGGCTTTTTGAAGTGACAATTCTGCTGTACGAATTTCGGAAGCATATCTTGTAGCCTTTTCAGCATATGGGCCTTCGGACGCACCTTGAGATTTAAGAAAGTCAATACGGCGACGTAGATTATATGCCGATGGCACTGTTTCAGACATTCCATAATTTTTAGAAGATACGCGAATATCTGCTTCTAAACGCTCTATAAGGCGTTGAGTTGAATTAAGGTCTGCTCTTACGCTTTCAATATGTTGAGCTTTAGTAGCAGGAGAAATATTTTTACCATTCATAACTTCTTCATAAGAAGCATATTGAGTATCAAGAATATGCAATGCTTGATAAACACTATCTTGAAGATCTGTTACTTTTTTGTTAACAGCCGCAAGATCAGAACGAGATGTTGTTTTGGTAATGGCTTTAAGAAGGCGATTCTTGTTATTTTCAACGCCATTTTTAATAGCGCTAATTACGCTATCTTCTGCATAGACATGACCCATTGAAAGAAATGATGTAATTAAAGGTTCAGCTATAGAGTTTTTGGGAATGTAAGAAGGCTTACCTAAAACAGCAGCAGCAAAAGTTTTATTTAATCCTTCAAAAACTGCATGAAGCGCAGCTGGAGTAGTTTCAGTTCCAAAACCAATTATTCCACCTTTTGCAGCAGCGCGAATATCACGTTCAATTTTCCCATGTGGAAGCATCGCACGACTATCGGCTAATTGACGCTGGGTAACTGGATCTACAATAATACGTTGATTTGCTGCATCAAAAGCAAATCCATCTTGAGCTAATTTATTATGAAAACCGCTAAGAATTCCTTGAGCATTTTGTGCAAAAGATTCAATTTGATCTGTGTCATAAATACCATTGGTAAAGGCTATATGTTTTACTAGGTCTTTATCTAGTTGTGCAATAACAGCATCTTTTTCTGTAGAGGTAGATGCATTCATAAAATCATTAATAGCCTTTGTGCGATATTCAGCAGCAGATATTGTTTGTGGATTTATCTTGCCGTTAATTTCATCAAAACCAGTAGTGATTGGATTTTTGCCATTGTTAAAAGCACGAACGTCATCAAATATAGCATTAAGTTCATCAACCCCATCCCAAGGACGAAGGCCTTGATAGGTTACATAACCACGTGGTTTTGATGTTCCAACAAATTTAGTAAGTACGGTTATTGGGCGATTTAGTCCGCCACCAAGTACGGTCTCAGATATACCACCAAGGTTTTCATAATTACGAGTACCAACTGATGCACCTATTTCAGATAAACGGGTACGAGCAGCACCAATGGTGCCACCAAATATAGGTGGATCAATAGGCTTATAACTTGTACCTTGAACTATCTGTGAACCAGATCCATCATGGAAAGCTTCATAAATTTGCTGGTGAGATGGAACATCTGATATTGATTGATCATAGGCAGCATGTACATTTTTTAATGCTTCGCCTTTGTAAGTTGGCAAAATACCAGTTGCTGTAACGTTGCCTTTTACAAAAGAGTTATAATCTCCAAGTTGCCATAAATCAGCAGGATTGTTGCTAAGCAAACGATCTAATGCTGGCTGATAACCCTTATCTGCAAGAAGTAAATCTTTTATAATTGAAGGATTATTAGTTTTTTGAATAAGTGTAGGAAGTTGATCGTTATTGCTGTAATCCCTAACCTTTTTAACAATTAAATTCATATCTTGCGTTTCGGCAAGTTGTTGTACATCTGCGCCAAAAACTGTCTGATTAGTTCCATTAATGTGGCTAGTGGCTAAATTATCTAAATTTTGAAGGTCGTTAACATTGTCAATGTTTGTGGTTAAATTTGTTGCTTTAGATGCGTAACTTCCAGCCTTGCCTAATACGCTTACTGCTTTTGCGCCAGCAACGTTGCTTACTATAAAATCGCCAGTACCGCTAAATATTTTACCAATAGTATTATCAACATAATTTTTCTTTATGTCTTTATCATCCCAAAGGTTAACATTTTTAACATCAATATTTCCTTGTTTTAAGACACTATCTGTTAAATGTCCAAAAACTGAATCTTGAAAAAGTGATGATTTGGTTAATGCTACAAATGGTGATACTTTAGCTGAACGATCATATGCTTTTTTAGCATCGCTAATAAAACCACTAATTCCACCAGGACCTGTTGCTGAATACAAAGGACTATTTGGGTCTGTAAGCAAACCTGCTGCAGCAACTGGGCGATTTACATACTTAGAAAATACTTCACCTACTGGCTTAGATGCCTGTAGTAAAAGATCAGAAGATGCTTGATTTGGGTTAATACCAGATGGAGTTGTTTTGGCTATTGCTTGTTGTGCAGCATTTTGTAAACCTTGCACAGTTTGTGGTGCAGCAGCACCAGACATCTGAGCAACTTGCGGAGTGGCTAATCCAGCACCAGTTTGAATTGCTGCTGAAGAATAATTAGCACTTACTCCAGTAATATCTGAAGCAATGTTTTTAGCCCAACCAGTAAAAGTATTCCAAAGCGACATTATTTAACCTTCGCTTTCTGGTTGGCTTCTGACAAATGATTAGTTTGAATACCTTGAATTTCAGATTTGTCTGTAAGCATTTGAATAAAATTATTACGGTCTTGAACCGATTGCCAAGGAATCATTGCCAATGGCAAAACAACTCCCGCATTGTCATACCCTAGAGCAGTTGCAAACTTGTCAACATTATCAAATAGGGTACCTTCTACCCATTGATTCATTGGTTATTTGCCTGCGCTTGTCTTGTTAAATAGTTAACAAATTGACGGTATGAGTCTGGCACACCAGACATATTTGTTGCAGATAAAAGATCTGGTAAATAACGATTAATTAAAGCTGCGTTTTCAGCAATACGTGGATCCACTGGAGCAGTTGATTGTACTGGGTGTGGTGTAGTTACATGTTCCCAAGGGCGTTGTGAAGGATCTGTTAATTTAGGAAGTTGAGAAATATCTACTGGTCCAGCTTGTTGTGATTGATCTTGCGGTTGTGTAGTAACTTCTGGGCCAGCTGGAGTTTGTGGGGCAGCTTCCATCGGTGCAGATGCTTGAAGGCTTTGCAATTCTTGTCCATCCCCATAGTTAGGCATACCTGAGATATACCTAGTTGCTTGCTTTGATGCTGGTCCGCCATCGGTTCTGCGACTCATAGAGCCTGGGCCTGATGTCATTGCTGGCTTTTTTGCCTGTGGCATGATTACTCACCCTCTTTTAATGTCTCAATGGTTCGGGCTGCATACTCGTGGAATGACTTTTGGTCATCTACGAAAATTGCTTGTGTGTCAAACATATGTGTTAACACTGTAAAAAAATTTGATATAACTGTAAAGATGTCTGACATAGTGTCAGCGAGCAAGGCGAAAATATCCCAGACGCTTATTGTCCTAGGGCTATTCTCGCCAAACTCGTTTTCATTCAATGTTTACTTAGCTCCTGGGTTTGTACCCTTGGTGCCAGAAGGTTGTACTGTGTAAACCTGTGTTGACTTACCAGTTGCTGCTGGTCCTGATTTTGATTGGATAGCAGTCTTTTGTGTTGTTGCATCAGATGAACCGTGTCCACCTTGCTTTGCTGGAGAAGGTACCTTAGTTGTAAGGCTCGCCTTCATCATTGGTGATACTTTTGCCATGTTTTTTCTCCTATAGGAAGTTGTGAACCGCTGTAGTACTAGACAGCAGTCCTTCTGAGTACACCAGCAGAAAGTTGCGGTGCGCCAGAAGATGAAAGTCCTGCAAGTAATGTTTGCAGTGCTGGTCGTCCACCAGGAGCCATGCCCTGTTGTCCTGGCGCTACGCCAGTTACACGACCAGTTGGATTTAATCCAGCAGGTAGTTGTTCTTGTCCAGGTTGCCCTGGCTGAGTAGGCTCCCCAGTAGGAGACTGTCCTGGGGCTTGTGCCTCACCAGCGCCTGCAACTTCTGGGGAAACTTGAGGTTGTGGTTCAGGCGCAAAAGCAGCAGCAACCACTTCTTCAATAGATTTTCCTTTTTGACGACCATCAATAACAGCAGCCATAGATACAAGAATTTTAGATGGGTCTTGGCCCTGTGCTGCCATAGCAGGAAGCGCTTGTGCGTAACCTGCCATTGCTTGAACTAGCGCATCGCGTAGTTCTTCAATTTCAACTTTTTCTTCTTCCATGCTAACGTTAAGCTCCCAAGGCATTTGACGACGTAGGAAGTCGCGTGAGATTAACTTATCGCCGCGGGCTTGAAGTCCAAACACCAAAGCACGGTTTGGATCTAGTCCAGCCATTAAACCATAGGTAACATCGCACCAATAATCTCCAGCAATTGCTTCTTTTGGCTTATAGGTAATTTCATAAGGCGCACCAGCATTTACGCCGCGCACTTCCTTCTCAATATCACCAAACATCTTTTCGTCCATCATAAAGCAGATACGCATTACGTGACGGAATGTTTCAGCAAGTACTGCTTGTGCTGTTTTAACCTGAGTATCAAAGCCACCCATAAGAGCTTGTACGCCACGACCAGTTACAATAGAACCTGATTGTTGTCCTAGACGACCTTCTGGGTAACGTGAACCTGTACGTAGTTCTTGATCTAGTTGTGCTGTCTCTTGGAATATTCCATTAGGAATATCAAGACCAACGCGACGGATCTTCTCTGGATTGGCAGAACGAATTGTTGCATCTGGGCCAATTTCAAGAACGTTAACATCTGATGGAAGGGCAAATGGAGCCTGTACTGATTTCTGTGCAGCTTCCAATTGCAGTGTAGCAAATCTTGCACGGGCAACTTGTACCCACATGATGTCGTCAAACTGTCCGCGTTGATGCTCGTCAGAGTCAACACCTGGGCGAGTAGCAATAACTACTGGCAATTCACCAAGAGGATTTTTAGCACGATCAAGGATTAGGTTCTTCTTTGAAGGAACAAAAAGAACTAGCTCATCTTTGTCCTGATAGCGGAAGATTTCAACTCTACGCTCTGAGTTGCGATTCTCATATGGTCCGCGAATTTCTGACTCATGCTCTGGAAAATCATTGCACAAATCGCGCACTGTCTTTTCGTAGCGCTTAGTGTAGGAAAGTAGTTTTCCAAATCTATCGTATTCTGGGTATGTTCCAATTGGTGAGTCAATGCGGATCATAGGGCGATTGTTCTCAAAGTCTGGCTCAATAATGAAAGCCAACATACCAAAGGTAATGTAGCGATCTGCACCTGAGTACATAGTTGTCTGTAGGTTACAAGTATCGCGGTATCCTGCAGCAATCATAGAACGAATATCAGCACGTTTACGCGCACGATCTGAGGTGCTGTTAGATGTCATGCAAGAGAAAGTAGGAAGTGGGGCAATAACTTCTGATACGTCGCGGGCAGCTACGTCAATGAAGTTTGCAACCATTGGCTTAGGAAATTCATCTGGGAACATGCCAGGGAATACCTGTTGAATGTTACCCTGACGGATTGCTAGGAGATCAGACCAGCGGGCATCGCGTTGGTGATAATTGTCGCGTAGTTTGCGGACTTTAACCGCTAGTACGTCAATATCTGTTGCCATAGAAGGTTCCCCCGTTAGATGCTAATTTTTCTTGAAGTTGTGCGTATTCTTCTAAATTGACTACTTTGCGACCTGCGATCTGAGCGCGGGTAGCAAACTTGTTCTTAACAAAGGTTTGTCCATAGGCACCAGATTGATTGATGTAATCACGCATTTGTGTCTCTGCAAACCAGAGGGCCATAGGACCGTCTTGCTTATTCTTTGTTCCTGCTGACCAAGTAATCAATTGCTCAATCAGTGCCTTGATATGTTCGTTATCGGCCCGTGGCAAATCCAGAAGATTATTTTTCATATGTTTGCCTTGGTTGTCCAACGAGCCGAATAGCCCCGCCATAGATGCGACACCGAACTCGGCATCCATCTTGTTTGCTCCCGTATAGTGCGAGACTAGGCGAGTTCCTCTTGATGAGAGGTAGCGGTTAATTTCTTCGTCTTGGGTAAGGAATAACTGAAACGCGTTCTTTTCAATTGCCCATACCTTTGGCTGATACTTGTCGGTCCAGCCTTTAATTAAATCTCTAATCATATGTGGGGTAGGTGCTGGCATCCGTGATGCTTCTAGCAGGTACCGCTTGCCTGTGGTTCTATCTCCAGCCATTACGACTGAGAAGGTATCACCTGACATGGCTGGGTCCATCGCAGCTACGATGTACTGATTAGCCAGTGAAGTAGGTTGTCCAGGAGCGCCAGGGATTAGTGGGCCAATTGGGCGCATGCCACTGATTGATCCTCTTACACACTCTGGGCTAAAGATTGCGGATGACTCAACATCTTGTTGCTGATAAACCATTGCCCAAGTCTTAGGGTCAATTAGACCTCTACGACGGCGTAGGTGTTCTCCAGACCAGCGTGGATATAATCCATTCTCATCTGCTAGCGTGTCATCAGCATCCCATGGGCGATCTGACATAGGCCAGAGCGTTTTCCATTTCTTTGGGTCATCATCAAATTCTAATACCGCTGGCATAGCCAAGTAAGTCCAAGGAGACTTGTTATCTGGGTAGCGCTCAGGGTTACGCATTTCGCGGTAGAGATCCATTGGATCTACGCGAGTGCCTACAACTAAAATCTTTCCTGTGGGTCCAACACGCGTAAGAACTTCTTGTTGAAT